GACTTCATCTCTATAAATTGGCAATCTTGAGTTTTAGATAGATATAGCATTATGGGTAAACTCTGATGATTAAACTGATATTCATTACACTATCTGATATAGTTCTTGCACCTGTATTATCTATAACAGCTGTACTAAAATAAAGAGAGTCAACATCATTTACACCATAAGTTGTTAATGCTACATTATTTAAAGGATCTAAATTTGAACCTGAAAAAGATGTTAAAATAATTACTTTATTATCAGTAGGAAATGCACCTGTTAATGTAGCTAAATAATCACCAGTTCCACCTCTACTCCAAACCAATGTTCCACCTAAAGTATTATTAAGTACAACTGGAATTGGTGCTGAAGTACCTGATTGAGTAACAGTAGCTGTATATTCTTTGTAAGTACCAACAGCAGCTTGAAGTGCAGCAATATCATTTCTTTGAGAAGAAGTGTATTGAAAAATCATTTGTTTAATCTTGTTAAAAAGATTTTTTGGTATTCCTGTCATTGTTTTAAATATTAAAAAGTTAAATAAAAAAAGGAGAGAGGATTACTCTCTCCTTAGATATTATAGACCGCAATCGCAATTTGCAAGAGGAGTTGTAAGACCAGGGAAGTTATCTTCCAACCACTTGTCTAAGATTTTAATCAAATCACCAAACAAATCATTATTTGCAGTACAAGGTGCTGCAATAATAGTATTGATATAGTTTTTGTATTCATCCCATCCACCTACACTTTCATTTCTATACATCAAGTTCAATTGGTTATATTGACCTGTGTTAGTTGAAAGTCTTCTAAATGAACCAAGAGGAATACCTGCAAGTTCACCAACTCTGTAAGGACCAGGTTGACCATTATATCCACCAGCTTCATATTCCAACCATCCAATATCTTTTCCTTGACCATTACCAAAAGCAGGTTCTTGGAAAGTTACAACAGTTGCACCACAGTTAAGAGGTTCAAGCAAAGATGTAATCATTTTAAACTGAATCATCTTATAGTAACGAGCAGGAATCTGGCAGTAGTTGTAAACCTTAGAAGGAATACTTGTAAGACGTACACCAAGACAAGCACCAGGATTAGCAACAATCCATGCAGCAACTGCACCAGGAGCAACTACTACTGGAAGCAATGGATCAACATAACTTACAAATTCAGCTTTGATAATACCATCAGTATCAGCATTAACTGCAGCAACAAGAAGTTGAGCAAGTTCATTGCAATCACCTGTTGGGCAATCACAATCAGGACCACAACATCCAGTAGTTACAGAGAATGTTTTAGAAAACTGATTGAACCCAAACATTTGATATGCTTGTGAGTTACCTCTAAATTCTACTTTGAAAGAATAAGTAGTTTCACAATTGACATTTGAGAAATTGTAAATGTCAACAATGTGTGGAGCTTCAGCTTCATAACAACTTAGTGAGTAAGCTGTCATACCTGGTCTTTGAATATGTGTACCTGCTGATACAATAATATCATCAGGAGTACCATCTGCATTTGTATCAATGTTAGTTGCAATAAAGATATTTCTTTTACCTACAACAGTTGTACTATCAACAGATATACCAGTTTCATAATCAAATACACCAAATGTTCCCAAAGCGGAAGTAAGCAAATCAGTCACAGGCTTACCAGCTGCTAATACAGCTCCATCACCATCTTGACCAACAAGCACTTGAAAAACAGGATTATTTGCACTCATTTTTTTAAATTAAATTTTAATTGTTCAAAAGATTAATTTTGTCTTGTTTAATTTGATAATCAGGTATTTGAATTTGCCCTGTGGCAATCAAAACTGCTAAGTCTACAATCTCTCTATGAGTATGTTCAGGTAACTCACAATTTTGAAATCCTGTTAAAGGAGTTCCATTTGGTAAATTATAAGTTCCACCTACATAGTCTTGAGCATTTTGTATATAAGCAGGCTGCTTAATATAATTAAACTCACATATAGATTCTACAATAAAGGTTCCATCAGTAAATACTCTAAGTCCATTTTTAAAAAATCTGACACTTACTTCTCTCCACTCAAATGAACTTGAATCAAAAGGAGTTTCTTCATGCAAGTCATCATGTTGTTTTACATACATTCTTGCTCTTTGATTTTTACATTGTCCTTTTGTAATACAGGCATAGCCTGAAATAAAAAACATATAGTCAGCAGGTAATGCAGCTTGATATGAATTATCCTGCGTATTAAAATTTGAAATAACCAAAGGGGTTAGACTATCTACAACAATAGTTCTTACATCATCTATACTCCTTTGGTTTACTTCAAATCCATATCCATTTTTAATGCGAGGTTGAGCAATTTTCTTAATAAATACTTCTTGTGCTTCATTAAGCAACCAGTCAATTTCAGGAACTCTAAGGTTTCTAAATTGCTGTGAATCTACTTTATTAAGTTTGACCTTTAAGTCATAATGCATTGCTCTAACATCCATGATTTAAATCTAATTAAGTTTCTCAAGAATCCTTGCTTTAATCTCTTGATTTTGAGGATTAGAGAAGTATTCTGTAACATCATCAATACTGTGACCAAGAATGTCTGACATATAATATATACCACTACCTTCTTTAGTTAATATATTTTTATACAAAGCTTCAACAACTAATCCTTTAACATAAAGATAATTCTTGTCAGCTTTAGCTAATTTTAAAAAGTCATTAATAAACTCACCTTCAATAATTTCACCAAGCTTAACATCAATATATTCATTAGATTGTTTTCTTACTGAAATATCAAGTATAATTTGAATCAAAGCTACTTTTTGTTCTTTAGTAAGTTTATCAGCAAGTTTGTAAGCTTCTTTCTTTTTATTAAGTCTATGAGCTTCTATTTCAATATGCTCACCTTCATCATAAAGAATGTGTGTTGCTAATGGCCACAATCCCTCTTGATATTCCTTTTCTGAATTAGCTACAAATGGTGAAGCTTTATAATTCTTTACTCTAATATAATCCAATGGTTTACTAATGTCAAGTATTAGAGTGCTATTAGGAAATTTAAGGTGAGCAGTTTTAGTACTCCAATATGGATGTGGTTGATTAGGATTAAAAGTATCACTTAAATCTACTCCCATCAATGCACCATACTGTTTAATTTCTTCTTCTGTAAGTCCAGTATCATATCTACCTGTTTGAGCATTATATAATACTTGTGAACTGTGTTCTTGGGTAAATGAATCTTTACCTGTTTTTCCATGCCATTTCTTCATTTCAATTGGCCTAATTTCTACAATGTTTGCATTTCTCATAATTTACTTTTTTAAATATTTCAATTTAATTATTTACTTAAAATAAAAGGGGAGGGTTGCTCCCCTTTTATCAAAACTATTTATGACAACTAAGAACGAGAAAGTATCAATTCTCCACAACGAGATACGTCTTCAATGTGTACACCACATTGGTCTTTAACATGCATTTCATAGTAGTCACCAGAGTGAGAAGCAAGTTTGTTATTAACTGGACCATAAGGAGTAACAAGACCTGCTGTGTAGATTAGTGACATACCACCTTTTTTCTTAATACGTTTGATGTTAGATTGCTGTCCTTGTCCTGAGAAATCAAGGAAAGTAAAACGCATTGATTCAGTAGGATAACCTGTAACTGGGTCAATCTCAAAGTTAATTTCACGATCATCATACAGTGGATTGTGAATCAATTCAAGTTCAGCACCGTTGGCCATTCTATACTTCACAAACTGATAACCAGCAGCAAGAGCTTGCTCATTATATTCAGAAGAAGTTTTGTTAATGAACAATTGGTCAACAACTTGAATGAAACCTTTTTTCTCCATCCAATCTTGGATAGCACGATGGAAAATAATCATACCATATTCACCTGTGTATGCTTTGATTTTACGTTGTCCACCAGGTTTAACACGAGAGTAGAAAATGTCCATCAAGTACTCCTCAATAAGAGTAGCAGTAAGGTGAGTATAACGATGAATGTGAGAATCTTCCAATTGCTCTTGAATACCAGGACCTGAATAGATAGGTCTACCATTAGCACCAAGTACAGAATCTGTACTACGAGAATACCAATAACCTCTTTCAAGTTCCTTGTACCATTGTTGCCAGTATTCTACTTCAGCATACTTAATCCAAGTGTCATGCATTTTACCATTTGGATCTGGTACTTTAACTGCAAGAACTTGATTGTGAGCATCACCTGTTACCTGATATTTCTTTCTAAAACGAGAAAGTCTATTCTTTAGGGTAATAGGAAGTGAGTATTGAGTTGAACCACTTTGTTCACCTGCTTCTTCATATTGAGCAAATAGTTTTGCCCATTGAGTACCAGGCTGCAAATAAGTCAAAGGAAGAAAATCTGCAGGATTATCAGTCATTAATCTTACTGTATAAATCCAACCTTTACCATGTCTGTAAGGTTCTTCTTGTACACGAACTTGATACTTTTTGTTAGTAGTACCAGGGTGAAGAACATCACCTGGAACAAACCAGTTTTCATCAAGTTTAATTTTGAAGTTTTGCTTCAATTTACCAGGAGTAGTATTAGCAACAGCTTCTACATTTTCAACAATAACAAGAGGTCTTGTCATACCTGTTCTCAACCCCCATTCCCATTCATTAGAAGTAATTTCTTCTTCTTTACCCAACATGGATAGAATATAAGTCATAGGGTTATCAGAGTAACGTGTAGCTGAAAATAGCCTTGTCATTACTGATTCAAATACATGTGGCTTTGCAATAAGAGCAGCACCCAAGTGATTGAGGTCTGTCATATTAGCATGCCAAGGCATTTGTTTAGTTACTAACTTATTATTTAATTGTGCCATTTTTTAAAATTTACTTTTTTGTTTTAATTAAAAATAATCTGCCAAACCTTTATTGCGAGAACCTTTATTGCCAATAGGAGAAACCTTAGTATTTGTAAGTTTAGACTTTGTTTCTCTAATTATTTCTGTTTTTGCTTTTTCTTTTAAGTCAGTTAAATCAAAATCATTACTAATAATTTTAGCAAGTAAGATAGTCTTTTCTTTATCCTTAAATACTTGCTGTAAATCATTTTGAAACTGAGTAAGATATTGATTTTCTGAAACTTTAACAGAAGCTCTTGTCATATAACTATGAAGTACTTTTTTATCCTTTTGAGTTATACTCCAATCTTTAATGTTATCAGCATCATCAATTAAACCTTTTAATTCTTTAACATACTGTTTTCTTTGCTCCTCTTGTTGTTGTTGATAATACTGTTGTTTCTTAATTGCTTCTTCTCTATTTTGCTCAATCTCTTCTTCTACATTTTCATGATACTTTTGAGCATATTTAGAAAGCTTACCTGTTTCTTTTAAAAACTCAATTTTATCTTCTATATCTTCATCATCTAAATCTTCATAAGCTTTATAATAATACTTTAAAAACTTTTCTTCAGATTTAGAATCACCTATTACAGGAGTTGGAATTTGAGATACTTCACTATAAAATTTAAAAAACTGTCTGGTATCACCACCTTCTTTTTTAAACTTTAAAAATGCTTTTGCATCATCATCCAAGTCATCCATAAAAGCTTTAATGGTTTCATCCAATCCTGCTTCTATTTCCTGCTCAATGACCTGAGCAAATGTTTCTTCATCAAATTCAGTTTCATCTTCAACGTCAACTGATATAACTCCTTTTTCTTTAAGCAGTTTATATACATTTGAATATGATGTTGCTGATTGTGTAGAAACTTCATCTCCATCTTCATCAAAAAAATCTTCTGTTTCCTTTTCAGGTTCAGTAACTTTTTTAGTGTCTAAGTTTACAGGTTCATCTTCATCATCTTCAACTTCTTTAATTGAAGATTTAGGTTTTTCCTGCACTTGAGTTTCTTTAGCTTCAGGTGTAATTCCAAAAAAATCTTCTGAATTATCCCAAGAAAAATTCATAAGACCATTTTCCAGTTCTTGTTCTTTACTTAGTTCTTTACTCATAACGATACAAATTTAAGATTTAAAATGAAGTTTTTTTAAGATTTATTCTTAAGTTTTAAAATGTTATCTAATTGCTTTTTTTATTAATCTTTTTCTTTTCTATTTCTATCTTTTCCTTATCTATCTTTTTTTGATGCTGAAACTCTTGCTCATTTAGTTCTTGTTTTCTCATTTTAACTTCAGCTTCTATTCCTTTTCTTGCTACTTCTAAAACATCAGGTTCTCCATCTTTATCTAAGTCTTTATCCATTGAGAATCCCATAGATAAGATAGTTTGTTTTTGTATTTCTCTTTCTGTTTTCATCTTTTCAAGCATTACTTCAGTTTCCCTTTCAAACATCATCTTTTCTTTTTCTGCTTGCAATGCCTGCTGTTGCATTTCTTGTTGTTTTTCTAATTGCTGCATTTGCTGTTGTTGCATTTCTTCTCTTTTCTTAGTTTCAGAAGATAATAGCATTTCTTCAGCTTCTTGTATTCCTTCTGCTCTAATAACTTTAATTACATCTGACAAGTCTATTTTAGCTGCTTGCATTGCTGCATGTGCAAGTTGAGCTACAAGTTCTTTAGCTTCATGTGCTTTAGATGAGTTAGAAACAAAGATACCATAAGTAGAGTTATCTAATAAATCTGCATCTATAGTTAAAAGTTGTCTTGAAAAATCATCTAATATATAATTCAACTTTTGATTACCCTTTTCAGTATAAGCTACCTTAGCAGTTTCAATAAGTCTTTGTAGTACATTTCTTTTAACATAATTATGCAATTCAAATACAGGTTCTAATATATGAGAACTTTGTACCATAGTTTGTTTAGTATTAGTAACTGCAGCATTAGGACCAATTTGTCCTTCAGCTTCAGGTGGAATACCAATAGATAATCCTGCTCTTCTTTCAATATATTCTGCTAAGTTAATATATTTCTGAATATCAGAAGCTAAAGACATATCTATTTCTTTAACAGCATTAGGTATAGAAGAATCACCTTTATTACCTTCTTCATTAGGATTCATAAATCCTATCTTAGAACTCTCTAAAAAGTATAACCACTTTTCAGTATCTATACCAGCAGATTCAGGTATCATTCCAATGTTCATCATAAGTAATTTACCTTTATCAGATGCCATTAATAGTTCTATTCTATACATTATAATATTGTAGTAATACTGATAAGCTTTAATCCTATCAATAAAAGATGTAGGAAGAGAGTTAGTAGCATCCATTACTGCACCTATGTAAGGAAGCTTACAATAATACAGATTATTTAAATCTTTAAACTGACCTGCTACTGGACCCATATTTACATAAATATCTACACCAATTTTATATCCTTCATATACTTCAGGAATCCATTCCCAAGATATAGATATATCTCCTTGCTCTCTATTAACAGAATAACCTTCATCTACTAACCTTTCTTGTATTTCACCATTCTGGTCTGTATATGTAAGAAATCCTATTTTTCTAAGTGCTTTCCAAGTAGCATGCACTACTCTTACAGTCCAACCTTCATCTTCTTTATTAATATTAAAAGTAAATGCAGAGTCAGTAACATGGTTAGCACTTTGAGTATAAATAGAATATATCTTATCAATTTCCTCATTAGTCAACTGGTCAAAGTGTGATATTACAGTAGATGGAGAAAGTCTGTAAACACATACTGCCCATTCACCATCTTCAATAAATTCAGTATCAGGTGATTTATCATAATCAAAATAAAGTGGATTAACTGTTGACATTGCAGGTTCACCATTAAGAATACCTACCCAAAATATTTCTTTTGCTGAAATACACAAATGTTTAAACCCTTGATTAAACTTAGTAGGTACATTTTCCTTGTGTATCATGTACTCAAGTAGTTGATGAGCAAGTGCTTCTGCAGGATCCTGATGTTCTCTTTCCATATATTTTTTAACTTCATCAGGAGTCATTGCTGCTAATTCTTGTTCTATCTGCTGCTGTATTTGTTGTATTTGTTCAGGGGTAGGTTCTTGTCCTTGTAATTCTGCCATTTTCTGTTCTTCAATACTCATTCTGATTGGTTTCATTATTTCAGATATGACATATTTTTTCATCATTTCAAATTCTTCTTGTTCTCTTCTTGTAGTAGCTTCTTCATTTACTGCCATTACTTTCCATGCAAAAGGTCTTTTCATTTCCATACCTAAGAGTACTTTAATCTTAGGAGAAACTATATCTCTATTTACAAAGTTAGCAGGTAACTCACCACTCTGTGCACCAAATGGTCTAACTACATATTCAAAGTCACGAATATTCAACATGTTATTAAACATGTCATAATTCACTTTCATCCTCTTATAATCTGATACACCATTAGTATCAAATGAGTCAAAACCATAACCATTAAAACCTACTTGTGAGAATGACCTCTTATCTAAGAAATCTATATTTTGTTTGTACCAGGATTTACCATCAACATTTTTTTGACCTCTTGTCAATCTATGTTTAGGCATACCCTTACTAAAATTACCATCAGTAGTATGTATCATATTGCTTGTTTATTTGAATTTTTAAACCATGATTTATAATTATCTAAAAGATATTTTGCTGCTTTATTTTTTTCTGTTTTATCTGAATACTGCTTTTCTCCTTCTTCCTCTATTTGAAACATAATCATCATAAATGCCATTACTCGGTCAAAGTTTCCTTTCTTGTTAAACTGTATGAGTTCTTCTAAAAGTCCTGGGTCTTCAATAGTATCTAAGTTTAATACTACATTTCCATTTTCATCTACATCTCTTTCTTGAAGTAGCCATTGTTTAATATACTTTGCTCCTGCATCCTTGAGGTCATTATTCATGTGAATACCATATACCCTTGCTACTCTTGAATTTTTAATAGTCTTAGATATAACAGCATCAGGTTGTGCAGCTAACAGATGCAACTTTCTTTTCTTTTCAAAATATCCTTTAACATCTCTAATCATATTCTCATGCATTATCTCTGCACTATATAATTCTGCAAGCAATTCTACAATCCTATGAGTATCATCTACTGTTTTCATCCTACCTACATAAGCTGCTACTATCTTATTCCTTGTAAATGAAAATACAGCATTACTCTTATATACATATACAGCACCTAATGATACACCTCCACTTTGGTCTTGTTGATAAGGGTCATATCCTATCTTATAAAGTCCTTTAGGAGCATTAGGTATAGGATATTCAAATATAACTGGTGCACCACTTAAGTCAGTAATCTTAGGTTTATAATCCCAAACAGGTTGCAACTCATTCTTCAAATCAGGTAATGCTTTAACTTTACCATCTTCTCCTCTTATAAGATTAACTGCTTGTCCTTTCTTAAAATGTATTTGTTCTCTTTCTACAATATCTTTTCTTCTTCTAAGTTCAGTAATAGGAAAATCATTAGTAGATACAGTTAAGAAAGCTTCACTTGGTTTTATAGGATATTCCTGTACTCTACCTTGTATAACTCCTACACCATTAGCAGAGTTCTTTATAATAATCTCTCTTTGTTTAGTTTCAAAATCAATAGCTTCCTGAGTTGCAGAATTACCTTGCTTATCATAAAAACCATCCATGTTCCAAAACACAGGATGAAAGAATCCACAATTAGTATTATCTGCATTATCATCCCATATATTTGTAAAAGGCATTAAGTTATAAGTAAGTGGGTCATAAAACATTTCAGCAAAATCTACTGTACCACTTTCCATATCACCACCTGTACCAAATATAAGTATCTGTCCAGTTACATATTTACCTGACCTAAGTGTAGGTTCAGTAGCACTATATGAATCTTTTAAATTAGGAAACTTACCTGCTTCCTCAAACAACACATAAACAGAGTCCTTGCCACGAGCAGCATCTGGATTATCTTTAAA